ATCAGTTCAACGTTCAATCTTATTCTTGTAGATAACTAAATAAAATATACGTTAGTATATTCCCATGAGAGACTATAAAGAACTGAAGGAACTTTGCGAAGCAAAGCGTGGGCTTTATGCTAATATCCACGCAAAGCGGAAGCGTGGGGAGGCACCTGCGAAGCCTGGTAGTGAGGACTACCCCGCAAAGGATGCTTTCAAAAAGGCAGCGAGAACCGCGAAAAAAGAAGAATTTGAATTAGCAGAAGCAGAAGAGAAAGAAGAGAAACGCTACTGCAAACTTTGTCAGAAACCTGAAACTAGAGAAGAATGTTCCTACGGTGAAAAAGCGTGGGATCGTTTCTCGGTGCCGATCCGCTCTGTAAAACGCGAAGAAACAGAGCTCGATGAAGCAGCTTGGACCAGAAAAGAAGGACAAAAGAAATCAGGCGGTCTCAACGAAAAAGGCAGAAAGTCTTACGAGAGAGAAAATCCTGGATCTGACCTTAAAGCACCTAGCAAGAAGGTTGGAAATCCCCGTCGCGCATCATTCTGTGCTCGAATGAAAGGGATGAAAAAGAAACTAACTAGCAAGAAGACTGCTAGGGATCCTGATAGTAGAATAAATAAGTCATTGAGAGCATGGAATTGTTAATAGTTTATGACACACCAATATGATGAGTTAGGATACAAATTTTACAAATCTTTCCTAACCGATGAAGACTTTGAATTTATCAAACAGCATTATCAAAAAGTTGCTAATGATAAATTTCATACATTTTTTGACGTTGATAAAACAAGAGGAAGAACTATAAGAGCAGATCAACCAGAAGAATATCTAGATTTACTCCGTGGTTCCGTAAAAGAAAAGTTAGAAGAAGAACTCCAAGTTAAATTGGAACCACGCTATTCTTATCAATTGACTTATTTTACAAATTCATACATGATCCCACATGTGGATAAAAATCCATGTGAAGTATCGTTGTCTATTCATATCGAATCAAACATCGGGGATGAAAAGGATATATTTCCACTTTGGTTATTAGATTATAAAAATAATTTTGCCAAATTTAATATGAATCCCAATGATGCTTTGCTATACAATGGTCCAAAAGTTGTTCATTGGAGAAATCCTCTTTGTTTTTCCAGAGAAGTATTCTATAATCAAGTGATGTTTCATTATACAAAAAAATGAATAGATTTATATTTCAAATTGATACAAAAATTCCAGAAGAACTAGTAAATCTAATTCATACTTCTTTTACAAATAGTTCAGAACCATGGAATGATCCTATGGTTCAAGATCCAAAAGATGGCGAATATAAAAAATTAGATTCTATCAGAAATTCAACACACAAATGGATTGCTGATGATCGCTGGGAATGTGGGTATGTTTGGTATTATCTACACAAATTAAATCTTCAATACTATGGATATCAAGTAAATGCATTTGATTCCAGACAAGTTCAATACATTAGATATGAAGAAGGTCAATTTTTTAATTGGCATGTGGATGAAGGAAGAGGAACGGTTGATCCTCTCACTTTACAGAGAAACCAAAACTTGAGAAAGCTTTCTTTCAGTCTTCAATTATCAAATAGTGATGATTATGAAGGTGGTGATTTAGTGTTTCAAGATTTTGCTACGGGAGAAAAAACTTCAGCAACTAGACAAAAAGGATCTTTAATAGTTTTTGACAGTAGAGTGAGACATAAAGTTACTCCTGTTACAAAAGGAACTAGGTACGCATTAGTTGGATGGCTTGTTGGAGATCCATGGACATAAAAGAAATTCCAAATTTTTTATCTTCCCAGGAATTGATAAAAATAAATCAATATTTTTCTGGACCAGTTTGGCAGTATGGAGGAGTATCGACACAAGAATACAAGTCTTACAAAAAAATATGGAATACTGATTTACGAGATGACAAATATTTGAGTGTTATTTGTTTTAATAGAATAAAAGAACATATAGAAGAGACAGTTACAATTGGCGATTTGTATGCTAATGGTCAAACTTATGGAATGTCTGGATCTATTCATAAAGACAATAGTGACTATACACTATTGATATATTCTAATCTACATTGGAATTTAGATTGGGGAGGAAGAACAGTTTTTATATCTAAAGATGGCGAACAAAAATCATTTTCACCAATTCCTGGATTAGCTATACTATCAAAAGGGAATATAGATCATTACAGTGATGAAATTTCCAGAGAATGTTACGAATTAAGAACAACAATTGTATATAAATTAAACATATCAATATAATTAAAATTGAGTGTTTTACCATGATGAAATTCAACTCAGACGACATCACAAGATTGATTCGTGCATGTAGAAATTACCAGGATGAAACTGGTTCTGAATACATGTGGGAGCAGTATGAAAAACTTATAGAAAAATTAGAATATTACGAAGAGGAAAACAACGTAGGATAGTGTACCGAGAAGAGCACCTTAATGTAAAAAGTGCTGAGTGTAACAAACTCTGGCACGAGTGGTATAGGTTATTTTTAAAAAAGCATTAGGGGCACATGACGCTAGACAAAAATGGTGTCAATGTGCTACTGAACTTGGTGAAATGATAAGTCAGGAAGTCAAAACAAACTCACGCTACAATAAGCTACAGATAGATCTGAATAAAGAAGAACCACCTAGATAGGGTAGTTGTATAAGTTTTATGAAGTTTTTCTTCGCACTTCTTGCTACACTTTTTCTTGCTACACCTGCTTGGGCTGTAGACGTAATGATGGGTGCCAATGGCAACCTAGTTTTTGAACCAGCAGAGGTTACTATTGCTGCTGGAGAATCAGTTCATTTTGTAAATAACATGCTTCCACCTCACAATGTAATTGTTGAGGATCACCCTGAACTCGGTCATGAAGGTCTCGCGATGATGCCTGGTGAAGAGTTTGATGTTGCTTTTCCAGAAACAGGTGACTACACTTATTGGTGCGGTCCCCATAAGGGTGCTGGCATGATTGGTACTGTACATGTAGAGTAATGGAAAAATTCAACACTGTTGTTTTAGACATCACTGTTGCTATATTGGACTTCCTCTATAAAGGAAGAGACTATCCACGTTTCTGGGTGCTTGAGGAAATTGCTCGGGCACCCTATTTTGCGTTCTTGAGTGTATTACATTTTAGAGAAAGCATGGGACTTCGTGGTCCTGAGCATCTATATTTGATGAAAGAGCACTTCGATCAATCGATCAATGAAACAGAACATCTGGAGTATATGGAGAGTAGGGGCGGTAATACTTATTTTATCGATCGCTTTGTCGCCAAACACCTCGTCCTTATCTATTATTGGGTCAACGTGGTTTATTATTGGGTGGCTCCTAAGTCTGCTTACCATTTGTCCTATGAAGTAGAAGTTCACGCAGCAACTACATATGCTAAACACTTAGCACTCAATGGACATGATGACAAGATCCTTGAGATTTTGAATGACGAATTAGAACATAGTAGAGAATTAAAAAAAGCAATGGAGATTATTAAATGAGAGTTGGAATGATTGGACTGGGTAGGATGGGCGAGGGTATGTCCCGCCGTCTTATCGCAGCAGGACACGAAGTACACGGATACAGAAACAACTATGAAAAAGCTTGTCAACAATATGAAGCGGGTTATATCAGTGGATGTGCCACTTCTTTGGAAAGCCTTGTTCAAGTAGTACATTCAAATAAAACCACTGGAGAAACCCCTGGTGTCTTCATGATGGTTGTACCTGCCGAAACCGTAGAGGATACCCTTAATGAGCTACTACAATTTTGTGTGGAAGGCGATATTATTATTGATCATGGCAATTCCAATTTTAAGGACTCTAGACGCAGGGCGGAAAGGTTGTCTAAGTTGGGCATCCAATATCTTGACTGTGGCACTAGTGGTGGTGTTTACGGTTTGGAGCGTGGATACTGTCTTATGGTTGGTGGTGCAGATACTGCAGTATCCGCTTGCCATTCAATCTTTGATGCCCTCGCACCAGGCATCGATGCTGCCCCTAGAACCGATGACGGAAGCTGGGTCTCACCTGCTGAGAGAGGTTGGTTACGTTGTGGCGGACCTGGCGCAGGTCACTTTGTGAAGATGGTTCACAATGGTGTTGAGTACGGTATAATGCAAGCATATGCCGAAGGGTTCAACATTCTCCATGAAGCAAACGCTGGTTCTAAGTATGTCAAAGCAGGAGACGCAGAGGTCGCCCCAATGGACAACCCTGCCGATTATCAGTATGACATTAACGTTGCTGAGGTGGCTGAGTTGTGGC